GAGGAAGCGGTCAAGTTCTTGCGTCTGTGCGGCGATGCTGAATCAAGCAACCGGATGGAAGCACTCGAGGACTTGAAGTTTGCCGCTGGCGATCAGTGGCCGACCGAGATCCAGAACAGCCGGAATCTGGAAGCCCGACCTTGCCTGACAATTAACAAAATCGACGCTTACATCAGGCAAGTTACCAACCAGCAGCGCCAGCAACGACCGCGCATTAAGGTGCACCCGACAAACACGCAGGCAGATGCAAAGGTTGCCGAGGTCATTGAGGGCATTACCCGGCACATTGAGCTAAACAGCAATGCAGATCACGCCTATGACAATGCCTTCGATTACTCGGTCAGGATGGGTTGGGGCTATTGGCGCGTGGTTACGGAATACATGCGCGAGGATTCGTTTGACCAAGAGATTTTGATTAAGCCGGTAGAAAACCCGTTTACGGTCTATTTTGACCCTAACAGTACGGCGCCAGATGGATCTGATGCTGAACGGGCAATCATCACGACGATGATTCCGAAAGCGCAGTTCCGCAAGATGTATCCGGGCAAGGACGATGGGCAGGGATTCCAGCCCAAAGCTACAGGGGACGATGCAAGCGAATGGATGACAAAAGAGGACATTCGAATCGCTGAATACTTCTGGACTGAGCGCAAAAAGACTACGCTCGTCCTGCTGTCTGACGGGACCAAGATATTCAAGGACGAGCTGCCGAGCGCGGATGTTCTCTTGCTGGCCGGTATTCAAATTATCGACGAGCGCCCGAGCTATAAGAAAGTGATTAAGTGGTGCAAGCTGACCACGATGGAAGTCTTGGAAGAACGCGATTGGCCTGGTCGGTTTATTCCTATCGTGCCGGTTTACGGGCAGCAAGTCATAGTCGACGATAAGCGCAAGAAGTTCGGGCTGGTGCGGTTCGCCAAAGATCCTCAGCGCATGTATAACTTTTGGCGCACCAGCATGACAGAGTCTGTTGCCCTGGCGCCGAAAGCCAAGTGGCTGCTGGCCGAGGGTCAAGACGAAGGGCATGAGACAGAGTGGGCTGCCGCAAACGTCAGATCTTCGCCTGTGCTGCGCTACAAGCAGACCGACATTGATGGCCGGACAGCACCGGTGCCGGTCAGGTTGCAACCAGAACCGCCACCTGCTGGCGTGATGACCGCTGCTGCGGCTATATCGGATGACTTGCAAACAGTGCTGGGCATATTCGACCCCGCCCAACAGATGCCAGGTAACGTCAGCGGAAAAGCTCTAAATGGTGCACAGCAGCAAGGGGACATGTCGAACTTCCATTACTACGACAACCTGACGCGCAGCATCAAATTCACCGGCAAAATCATCTTAGACCTGATTCCTAAAATATACGATGGCCAGAGGGTTATGCGGATTATTGGTGACGATGGCCAGCCGGACTTGATTACGATCAACGAGAAAACGGCTGTCGGGAAGGTCTTAAACGATATTACCGTGGGCGAATACGATATCGTGATGGACACCGGTCCCGGCTACAACAGCAAGCGCCAGCAGGCTGTCGAGGCCATGGCGCCGATGATGGCCAATCAGGATTTGTTCAAGATTGCTGGCGATTTGATTTTCCGCAATATGGACTTTCCCGGCGCAGATGTGATTGCCCGATCCCGCCGCAGGTGCAGATGCAGCTCGCGCAGGGCAAACAGACCATTGAGCAGATGAAGCAGCAGATGATGGCGATGCAGCTCGAGATCGACAACCGCGGATCTATTGCTCAAATTAAGGAAGAAGGCGCAAACCGCAGGAAGCTGATGGATGTAACCGCTAGAGCCCACAACACGGAAACGATGTCAGAGGTCAAGGTCAACGACCAGAATACCAGGGCAATTACCAGCCAAAACAAGACGGAAATTGATGCCATTGTTCAGCTAATGCTGCACCACATGGACACCAAACGCCTCGAGGCCGAGATCGACCGGCGCAATCTGGAGCAGTACCAGTTTGCCCAAACCGCGGCGCAGGACATCGAGCAGGGCTCCAATCCATTAATTACTAGACAATAAATAGATTAAAAGAGTATAAAAAAACCATACCGCAGGTTTTGCGGGAACCGGAGCTTATGAATAATATGGCCGACACGCAAAACGAAGTCACCGAACCAAAGCAAGCTGGCAACATTGTTACCAGCGAAACTCTGGAAGCATTTAATGCAGAAAAGCTGGGATTAGCTGAACGCGCACCTTCCGAGGCCGAGCAATCGGAGCCGGAAGTCGAAGCCGAGCAGAGTGAACCAGAGGCAACAGATGAAAAGAAACAGAATCCCAAACTTGAACGACGGTTCTCTACGCTATCAAAAGCCCGCGACCAGGCGAAAGCCGAAGCACAAAAGGAGCGCGAGGCCAGAGAAACGCTAGAGGCTCGGGTTAAAGAGTTAGAAGGCGGCGCGAAACCGGAAGCTAAGTCTCCCGCAGACGCAAAGCCAAAACCTGAGCAATTCACCGATGCCTTTGAATACGCCGAGGCATTAGCTGAATATTCCGCAGAAGCAGCATTAGCAAATCGAGACAAACAGGACGCTGAGAAACGCGCCGCGGTCGAACAGGCCAAGCTCATAAAGGGCTGGGAAACTCGTTTGAAAGCGACGAAAGCAGAAATACCGGACTTTGCAGAGATGGTTGAAAGTTCTACGGTGACCGTAAGCGACGCGATCCGGGACGCCATTCTTGAAAGTGATATTGGACCACGAATCCTGTACCACCTTGCAGAAAACGAAGATTTTGCGCTCAAGCTAAATGAAATGCCTCTGATCACTGCTATTCGTGAAATTGGGAAACTGGAAGCGCGGCTGGAAAAGCCCTCTGAGTCTGTTCAGTCTGTTACGAGATCCAAAGCACCAGCGCCAATCAGCCCGATACGCGGTGCTGCCAGCGGTTCTGATTTTAAGGTGGACTCTAAAGGCGAGTTCCACGGAAGCTACCAGAACTGGAAAGCAGCGCGGCAAGCCGGGAAGATCCGCTGACCACTAATCCCATTTAGGAAAAAATATCATGTCTAATAATCTGCTGACTATCAGCAAAATCACGAACGAAGCACTTATGGTGCTGGAAAACGAACTGACCTTTACCAGCGAAGTTGACCGCAATTACGACGATCAGTTTGCAGTTGTTGGTGCAAAGATTGGCGCCACCGTCAACGTTCGCAGGCCGGGTCGCTTTATCGGAACCACGGGTCCGGCGTTGTCCGTCGAAGATTTCAACGAAACCAGCGTGCCGGTTACGCTTTCGACGCAGTTCCACGTTGACACGCAGTTCACGACTCAGGATCTGGCTCTTTCGCTGGATATGTTTAGTGATCGCGTTCTCAAACCCGCGGTTGCCGCGATTGCAAACAAGATGGATCGCGATGGTCTGGTAATGGCGAAGAATGCAACTGCCAACATCGTCGGCACTGCTGGAACGCCGCCGACTGGTCTGATTACCTACCTGACCGCTGCTGCTTACCTTGATTCCGAGGGTGCGCCGCGTGATGGCCGCCGTAGCTGCGTGATTGAGCCGTTCACCAGCGCGACCATCGTTGACTCGCTCAAAGGCTTGTTTAATCCTAACGCCAAAGTCAGCAAGCAATACGAAAAAGGCATGATGGGCACTGATTCTTCCGGCATGAACTGGAAGATGGATCAGAACGTAGTGAACCAGACGTTTGGTTCGTATGCTACCGCCACCGCTTTTTCCTGCCAAACCTCGACTGCTACGGGCTTCCTGACCACCGGCTGGGCTTCTACCTCGACGATTGCGCTGTCATGCTCGACCGCAACCATCGGCCTTAAGCAGGGCGATGTGATCCAAATTGCTAACGTCTACGCGGTTAACCCGCAGAACCGTCAAGCGTATGGCTCCAACAAGCTGCGCAATTTTGTGGTGCAAGCGGATGTGACGGTTGCGACCTCGAGCACGACTAGCGTTGTGGTTTCGCCCGCGGTTATTACTGCCGGTCAATTCCAAAACGTGTCAGTTACCTCGCCTGGTGCGTCAACCGTTACGCCGTTCAACAACACCGGCGTGGTCAGCCCGCAAAACATCATCATGCACAAAAATGCATTTTGCCTGGCGGTTGCCGATCTTGAGCTGCCTGAAGGCGTGCACTTTGCTGGGCGTGCGAGCGACAAGGAACTGGGTCTGTCGATGCGTGTGGTGCGTCAATACACGATCAACAACGACAGCATTCCGACGCGTTTGGATGTGCTGTATGGCTGGGCTCCGCTGTACCCTGAGCTCGCGTGCCGCGTTGCTGCCTAACTAACTTTCAAAGGAAAAAATCATGAGCAATCCCGGACCAGCTTCAGTTAGCACTATTCATCCGCAAGGACTGACTAGCAATCAAGCAATCCGTTTGCTTGCCTCCGCAACCGGCGTTTCGTTGAACGTTACTGGCGATGCTCCGCAAGTGATGAACGTTATCAACTCGACGACCTACAACGTCACGAACGTTGTTATTACCAATGCCAATAAAGACGTTTCTAGTGGCGCTCTTGCCATCTGGACGCAACCGGCTGGCGCTGGCAATGAAATCGTGACAAACGCTGCGCTGACGAGCAACACCGCGTCAACGTATGTTACGAAATCAACCGTTGTTACCGCAACCGGCGTGCTGAATCTGGCAGCGCAAAACTTTTACGTCAAAGTTGGCACCGCGGTTTCTGGCGGCACCGTAGACATTTACATCTACGGCACTGACTTTTCTTCATTCTAAAAATGTAATTAATGGAAAAAGCCGTTCTCTAAAAGGGCGGCTTTTTCTGTTTTTATTGGGGTAAAAGATGACCAACACTAACGTAGTGCGTCTGAGTGGGCAATGCTTTGCGCTTGACCTGACCACCAGCGCCAGCAGTGCGCTGCTGATTACGGCAACAACGAACGACCAAACCAACTATGTAAGCTTGCTTAATACCGGCACCGGTAAAGCTGCAATTGAACTGTCAAACAACGCCACAGTGACCACGCCGACGATTGCTTCTACCGGCAATGGTGGCTCGTTTGTTTTGCCAGCCGCGATGACGTTTCCGATCATTATTGCAGCGCCGAAAGCACCGTTTTATATTAAGGGCATCAGCAGCGGAACAAATACGCTTTACATCACTGCAACGCAAGCTGACTAAAGGGTTGTCGCTATGAGTACGACTAACAGCAACAGCACTGCGCTGACAACGACAATAAATATTGTGCCCGTTCAGGGCATATTTGACCAGTATCATTCAATAGTTACGTTTGTCGGTCCTGCTGGCGATTATTTCTCTGCGCCTATTTCTGGCGTTGCTACGCTGACAAGCGGCACGATAGCCGCTACACCTGTTAATCCGCTTGATATTACCAATAAAGCATATGTCGATGCGGTAGCGCAGGGTCTGGACATCAAAGACTCTGTCGTTGCCAGCACGACTGGAAACATCACGCTATCAGGCACGCAGACTGTAGACGGTATTGCTCTTGTTGCTGGTGATCGTTGTCTTGTAAAGAATCAAACGGCGGCTGCGGATAACGGCATTTATGTTGTTGCTGCCAGCGCGTGGGCAAGATCCACAGACATGAGCACGTGGGCGCAAGTGCCGGGTGCGTTTACCTTTATCGAAACCGGAACCACGCTTGCAGACACTGGCTGGGTATGCACCAGCAATGCAGGAGGCACGCTAGGCGTTACTGCCATCACGTTTACGCAGTTTAGTGGCGGGACATCTTATACGGCAGGAACCGGGCTAACCCTAACCGGATCTGTATTCAGCCTGACAAACCCGGTTGCGATCAATCTAGGCGGCACTGCTGGAACGTCTACACCAGTTGCAGGCGCCGTTCCTTACGGGACTGGCACTGCATACGCATTTACCGCGGCTGGAACTACGGGTCAGGTTCTTACGTCTGCCACTGCCGGGACTCCGACTTGGACTACGCCGTTTGCCGGAATTACGGTCACAGACGATACAACAACGAACGCAACCAGGTATCCGTTATTCACCAGCGCAACAACTGGCACGATTACCGGAAACAACACAAGCTCGACAAAGCTGAGCTTTAACCCTAGCACCGGGATATTAACTGCAACAAGCTTTGCTGGCGCTCTCAACGGCACAGTCGGATCTACTACGCCAGCGGCAGGAGCATTTATTACTCTGAGCGCAACTGGCGCAATCACATACGGCGGCGTGACGCTGACGAACGCTGTTACCGGCACAGGCAAAATGGTGCTGGACACCACGCCGACGATTGCAACGCCAGTTCTGACAAATCCGACTGTTACAAGCTATATTGAAACAAGCCCGACACAGGTAACCGTAGGCACAGGAACGACTGCTTTAGATACAACGCTTTCTGCCGGAACGGTGCTTCGTTACATATTGACCGCATCTCAAGCTACTACTTTCACGATGCCGACTGCTACGGCGGGCAAGTCATTTATCATGATACTCAAGCAGGCCGCTTCTACTGGTAACGGTACGGCGGTGTTTACGTCGGTTAAGTATCCCGGAGGCACCGCGCCAACAATAACAGCAGCCGCTGGCGGCATAGATATTCTGTCTTTTGTTTCGGACGGAACAAATTGGTATGGCACCTTTGTTCAGGCGTTTGCGTAATGTTTGCTGCGCCTAATTTCT